ACGGAAATTGGAACACTGAGCAGTGAACAATTAACAGGACTTAAAGCACAGATAGCCAAGACAACCGGATTAGATTACGCTGACTTTAATGTTGATATTGGTGTTGGTAAGTTTGGTTTATCTCCTGAACAACTAGAGAGAGCAGGATACCTAACACCAGGCACTGTGGCGAACTATCTTGGTGATCCTGCTGATACTGAATCTCTTTTAAACAATACTAACTTCTGGACTGAGAAGGACGGCATAAGCGACTTGCCAGCATTCCTCAATTCGGTAGCGGCGCAGGACTCGGCAGTGCAATCAACCATGCAAGACAGTTTTAGCAAACTAAGATCAAATGGCGTCGTCAAAGGAACAGAATCTGCAGGCGACCTTGGTGGATTGCTCACAGGAGCAGTAAATTATGGTGTTGACAACACGGTTAAATGGGCCAAAGGGCAGGATCTGAACTCAACAATTAAAAATGGAATATCACAGTCAGTGAGGGACGGTCAGTTTGCGGTTGCTTATACCAATGAGAAAATTACACCAACAATGACTTCATTTAGCTCTCCTGGCGGATATCAAAACACTATCAATGATCAGGCAGTGGTCGATGAAGCCAATCAATTACTAAGTGATCCACGAATCTCAGGATCATAAATACTATTATGGCAACCTACTACGGATTTAATACAATTGATCAAGATAAGAAGTTCAGACTCGTTGACTATGAATTAGTCAAGCGAGATGTTCTCAATAGCCTCATGATCAAACAGGGTGAGAAACCAGGCAATCCTACGTATGGCACTAGTATCTGGAACATAATATTTGAACCACAGACCGATGATGTCATGCGAGATATCAAACAAGAACTACAGAGGACCATAGAACAAGATCCTCGTGTCAAACTAGATCGCATCAATGTCTATCCTGAAGAGAACGGTGTTCTCACAGAACTAGAAGTTACGGTATTACCCACCACAGAACAACAGCGATTGACCTTGTTCTTTAACCAAGAATCACAGACCGCAGAAATTCGCTAATATAATATACGCAGTTATCTAAAGTGATAAATATTGGATAACAGAGAGATATTATGGCGAAGACAACTAGACAAACATCAATATTTGGAGCGGAAGACTGGAAGAGATTATATCAGACTTTCCGTGAGGCAGACCTTCAGAGCTACGACTATGAGACCTTAAGAAAGTCTATGGTTGACTATCTCAGATTATATTATCCTGAGACATTCAACGACTTCACTGAGTCATCAGAGTTCATCGCCCTGTTAGACTTAATGTCATTCATGGGACAGGGCCTGGCATTCCGTAATGATTTAAATGCTCGTGAAAACTTTATTGACACAGCAGAACGCAGAGACTCAGTTGTTAAACTAGCAGAGCTAGTTGGTTACAAACCTAAGCGTAATGAGAACGCACAGGGGTATATCAAAGTAACAGCAGTGTCAACTTCAGAATCAATCACAGACTTCAACGGCTTTAACCTAAGTGGTGTGACTGTGCGTTGGAATGATGCTACCAATGCTGATTGGTTTGAACAGTTTAACACAGTGATGAATGCCGCCATGGTATCAAGCCAACGATATGGTCGTCCTGGCATGGGTCAGAGCATATTGGGAGTGCAGACAGACGAATATGAGTTGAACGTGACACCTGGATATCTACCAGTTATTCCATTCGAATCAACTGTAGATGGTGTGGGCATGAGCTTTGAGGTCACATCAGCAACTTCAGCAAACAAGACTTATGTTTACGAACCAGCACCACAGCCAGACGGACAGTTAAATGTCCTATATCGTAATGATAAACTGGGTTATGGTTCGGCAAACACAGGTTACTTCTTCCTGTTCAAACAAGGTAGTCTAGTTAATCAACAATTTACCCTAGGTGAGAGAATTGCCAACAGAGAAGTTGACATCTCAATTGAAGGTGTAAACAATGATGATGTTTGGTTATTTGAAGAAGACAATGGTATACTAACAGAGTGGACTAAAGTTGATTCAATCTATGGTGTAGGTGCTACTCCGGTGGTTGATGGACAACAAAGAACAGTTTACTCAGTTGAATCAGGTGGCAATGACACTATCACGATCAACTTTGGTGACGGTGTGTTTGCCAAGATACCAGTTGGCACATATAGATCATATGTTAGAACATCAAACGGTCTAGAATATGTGATCAATCCAGGTGAAATACAGTCAGTGACTGTGAGCTTACCATATATTTCACGCAACGGTCGTAACGAAACTATCACATTTACACTTGGCCTACAAGAACCCGTGACCAATGCCAAAGCGAGAGAAACACTAGATGAAATTAAAACTCGTGCTCCTGCCAGATTCTACACACAGAATAGAATGGTCAATGGAGAGGATTACAATAACTTTCCATACACACAGTATACATCAATATTAAAATCAAAAGCAGTTGGCAGATCATCAATAGGCCTTAATAGATATCTCGATCTATTGGATCCAACAGGCAAATATTCGTCTACTAATTCATTCTGTGCAGACGGAATGTTCTATCAAGACTACAGTGATCCAAACTTTACATTTACCTTTGTTGATACCAATGATATTTCATCAACGATAACCAACACATTGGAACCAGCCATTTCAGCTCGACCAATGAGACACTTTTACAATGACAAGTTTGGTAGAATCAACCTAACATCAACAGACATATTATGGCAACAGTCAACATCAACTACGAATCAATCAACCGGTTACTTTAAAAATGCCGCAGGCAATCCAATTGCAGTTGGATCGATTGCCTCAGGTAATACGAAATACATTGCCAACGGCGCACTAATTAAATTTGAAGCACCCAGTGGTTTATATTTTGATGCTAACAATAAATTAAAAGCAGGCACACCAACAGGAGCCAATGAGAAATTAGTAATATGGGCAACTGTGACAAGTTTAACAGGAGACGGCACTAACTTTGGCGACGGTAATCTAGCAGACGGTTCAGGTCCTGTGGCACTAAACAACTTTTTACCAACAGGTGCTGACATCACGGAAGTTATTCCAGTGTTTGTCACAGACATTCCAGCATCAATCGAAGCACTAATGATCGAACAGGTTGAACTATATCGTAACTTTGGCATAGGTTATGATAATTTAACCGGCACGTGGTATGTTATTTCAGCAGATAACCTAAATCAAGATGCCACATTTGATCTATCATATGCTAAAAATACAGACAGACTACAGAGAGATGCAAGTTGGTTAGCACAATTCGTTACAGATGGGTCAACTTATACGGTAAAATATCGTAATTTAAATTATTATTTTGCATCAGTTCAAGAAAATAGATTTATCTATGACGACAATGACAATATTTACGACCCACAGACCGGTAAAGTAGTAAATGATTTCGTTAATGTTTTAAAATTAAACTCACAACCTGACTCAAATTCAGCTCTAACATCAGATGTTAAACTAGATGTTATTGGTCAAGAAGTCGAAACAGATGGTTTCATTGACAATTTCAAAGTATTAGTAAGTTATGCGGACTCAGACGCAGACGGTGTAGCAGATAATCCAGATATATTTGCTGACATCGTGGCACCAACGGTAAGTGCCGCAACTAAAAAAGTGTTCTTAGAAAAGACCACAGACTTTGATAATTTAGAAAGATACTTACCAGTGGCATCAGGAGATATTAACACACTGTATGCTGATCTGGATGCCATGGAACTGGCAAAAACAGAATATCTAGACGGACAAGTATTTTACGGAACAACTGATCTTAAATTTTACAAGTTAACAGTGGTTGGCACAACATATACACTGGCACAGACCACAGACTACCTAGCAAAAATTGGTCGCCAGGATTTATATTTCCACTATAGACATAATTCAGGTGATGGGCACAGGATTGATCCAGCGATCACTAACATCATTGATCTATATCTAGTGACCAATGCTTATTCTACATAATATAAAAACTGGAACAATGATACAACAGACAAGGTTACAGAACCAATCAAGCCAACCATAGATGAATTATCAGTGGCCTACTCTGGATTAAATGATTATAAGATGTTGAGTGATAACATGATCATGAATTCAGTGACATTTAAACCATTGTTTGGTTCAAAGGCCGCTACTGAATTACGAGCTAAAGTTAAGGTGATCAAATATCAAGGAGTGATCACGTCAACCAGTGAAATTAAATCACGTGTGGTCAAAGCAATGAATGAATATTTTACCATAGATAAATGGGACTTTGGTGATACATTTTATTTCTCTGAATTATCAGCATATCTACATGAGCAATTAGGAGATATAGTGT